GGGGGGGGGGGGGGGGGGGGGGCGCGGCGGCGGGCGTGCCGATGCCCCACGGGGACGTGTCGCCGTAGTTGATGCTGGCCGAGACGTGCATGTGCTCGGTGTGGGCTGACGGGCCCGTGTAGGTGCGGATGGCCCAGCCGCTGTCCCGTAGGGCGATGCGACGGTTGAAGATGACGTAGGTCGCCGAGGGGTGCGGGTGGGCGCGGATGTGCTGGAACAGCGGCTCGCAGTCCAAGCCTTGGCCGGTGTTGTGCGTGACGTCGAACGCGCACACGACCCCGGCCGCGTTCGGGTTGTGATCGGAGTGCCGGGCAGCATGCTCCGCATTTCCGATGGTGCCGTCAGAGGCTTTGGACCGGCCGGCGGCTAGGGCGTTGACCTCGTTGCGGAGGACGACGAGCGACGGCGCCAGGAACCACGTCATTCCGGGTCCCCGATGTACGTCGCCGGGTCGTCGTCCTCGGCGGCGACCGTCTCCTCCGGGTCCTGGTCTTCGGGCTGAACGTCGGGTTGAACGTCGGTCATGAGGGCGTCTCCTGGGGTGTGGGTGGGCGGTCTACGTCGGGTAACGGAACCGGACCTGGATGTTCAGGTCCGCCGCGCCGGTGCCGGCGGCGGTGACCGAGCAGGTCAGGTAGTCGTCGACGCCGAGCAGGACGGTGGCGGCCACGGTGATGTGGGCCACGCCGGCGGTGAGGTTGATCGTGGCTGCGGTGGTGGTGCCGTTCACCTTCACCGCCACGGTGGTGGTGGTCGTGCCGGGCGTGGCGACGCTGGCGACGATCTCGGTGATCGTCGTCCGCCCCAGCCGGCAGTACCAGCGGGGCGACGCGGCGACGAACAGGACGCCAGCGAAGGAGAAGTCGAGCTCGGGGAGCCCGATGCGCTGCTCGAGGCTCCCGAGTCGCCGTTCGAGACGGGTGACGCGTTCCAGCAGCTTGCTGACGGCCAGGGCGATGGTGGGGGGGACGAGCTGGCCGCTCACGGGTCACGCCGGTTCAACGTGAGCTTCAACCGGTCGGCGACGGCGTCGAGGGTGAGGGCCACGACCCGGTAGGTCGCGTTGACGGCAAGGTCGCCGTGGACGATCTGGACGGGAACGAAGTCGCCGATGTCGACCCGGCCGAGGAGGCCGGCGTCGACGGTTGTCGCTTCGACGACCTCGGGGGCTCGGGCGACGGCGAGCGCTTCGACAGCGAGCTTGTCGAGGCTGTCGATCGGCGTGTCGATCGGGGCGGTCTGGACGTCTTCGAGGACGACGTTGCGGGAGAACGTGCTGGTGTCGACGGCGATCCCCGCTTCACGGTCGGCGCCGGACCCTTCGCCGAGGACGACCGACACTGTGGCGGCGGCTTCGCCGTCGAACGTCCACCGCCAGTCGCTCATGTTCTTCCGGAGGACCAGGGCGGCGGCGGGCCGGTACGCGCCTTGGCGTTGGCTGTGCGTGACGAGCGTCCGGGTCGTCGGCGTGTACCGCATCGACACGTCGACGCCGTTGGAGAGGCTGGTGAACTCGTCGATGGCGGTCAACGCCCCGGTGTGCTCGGAGAACCGGTAGGTGCGGTTCCGTAGGACGCCGGTGGCGGGGGTGAGGGTGGCGATGTTCAGGTCGCTCTTGCCGAGCGTGGTGTCCTGGGCGGTGACGACGATCCGGCGGACGATCTCGGCCTGGTCGGTGGCGGGCAGCGTCAGCGACTCGTCGCGGGTGAGGCTCACCGCGTCCCAGAAGCAGCCGCCGCGGGGGGCGTAGATCTTGATCTGGATCGTCTCGGCTTCGCCGCCCTTGGGGAGCAGCGTGAAGCTGACCTCCTGGCGGACCCAGGTGTCCTTGGGGGTGTTGTCGTCGATGGTGGCCGACTCGACCTGGAGGTTCTTCTTGGCGCCGGGCGTGAGTTGCTGGATGACCGGGTCCGGATCGAGCTCGGTGGTCGAGTATCGCAGCAGCGTCAGGCCACGTTGAGAGAACACTGGCCCCACGTAAGTGCTAGAAGGAACGAACGCGTAGCCGCGGGCGGTGAACACGTCGCCGTATGGGGAGCCGGTCTGGACGGTCCAGTTGAAGGTTTGGGCGCCGAACTGGTCGGCGCCGACGTTCGACACGTCGAGGGTGAGGGCCCGGGCGCCGACCAGGACCGGGCTGGTCACGATGCTGTGCGGGGGCGGCACTGCCGGGTTCACACCGCTGTATGCACCAGCAATCGACCAGGTGAACGTCCACGCGGTGAGCCCTTGCTCGAAGCCGCCGTTGGTCACGTACTCGGTCGGGGGGAGGCGGCTGATGGTGCGCCTCCCGAGGAGCCACAGGGCGCCCGCACCGGTCACGGTGATGCTGGCCGGGTCGGCTTGGGGGCGGATGATCGGCCCCCACGTGAGGAGCCGGTCTCCCCGCCAGATCTGGACCTCACGGAGCCGTTCGTCGAACAGCAGGTGCGCTTTGGGGTCGGTGGCGGGGATCGTGAACGTCCACGTGTCGGGCCGGTTCAAGCCCCAGGTGACGTCGCCGACCTTCGCCTGTTCGAGCTCGCCGTACAGGACGCCGAAGCTGTCGCACACCAGGACCCGGTACGCGGTCCCGAGCGACACTGGCGTGGCCGACAGGCCGCTCGTGCCGGCCAGGTTGCTCGACGACCAGGCCGCGACCTTCGACCCGGTCGCCGTAGTGGTCCCGGCACCGGCGAGGGTCGCTTGGCCGGCGAGGATGTTGTGAGGGTTCGCGGTGACGGTGCCCTGGCCGGCGAGGTTCGCCTGGCCGTTGGCGATGATGCGGGCGGTGAGCGTGCCGGTGCCGGCCAGGTTCGCCTGGGCGGCAGCTTTCACGAACCCGCCGCCGGTGAGGGTGCCGGTGCCGGCCAGGCTGCCGGCGGACGCTCCCGTGGCGCGGAGCAGAAGGAGAAGGCTCATCCGAACCCGACCGCCCCAACGGTCCACGACTTCGCCGTGTCGTAGTAGATCAGCGTCCGACTGTCGTTGTAGACCCCATCGGAGGCCGGGTGGGTGGTGAGGTCGAGATCCTCCCACTCGATGTAGCGGCCGAACCCGTTGAAGTCGCTGTCGGCGTTGAACACCCGGGCCTGGTTGCTGTTCGGGATGAACCCGCTGGACGACGTCCCCAGGCTCACCACGACCTCGTCACCGCTGTTGACGGCCACCACCAGGGCGTCGCCCGGGTAGGTGTTCGCCTGTCCGCCGGTCGTGACCTCGCCCGCGGCGGGGACGGTCACCCACAGCCGGTCGTAGTCGGGGCGGGCGGTGTTCCCGTGGTAGTGGCGGACCGTGAGCCGACCGGGGCGGGGAGCGAAGATCCTCCCCGGGATCGCCGACTTCCCGGTCGACATGTCGATCGGGGTGACCGGGTACGTCGTCACCGCCGGCCAGGCCGGTTCCCGGCCTGGTAGAGGCGTCGTATTGTGCGCGACGACAGGCCGGTGCTGAACACCGCAACGTCCTGACTTGACCCCCGGTACGTTTGGAACCCCGAGGAGTTGATCCGCCCGACCTGGGTGCCGGAGCTGACCGGGGTGGCGCTCCGGTTGTAGCCGCCGAGGCACACCCCGTCGCAGTAGACCCGCAGGGTGCTGGCGTTGTCCGGGTCGGTGTTCCCGCCGTCCCACGCCACGCAGATCAGGTGGGGGCGGCCGACGAACCCGGCCGGGGCCGCCACCGAGGTCCCGCTGTTGTCACCGATCTCGAAACGGATGTTCGCCCACCCGTCCGCCGTGAAGATCCGGACCGCGCCAACAGCGTCGGGCGCCGAGTCGAACATGCCCTGGCTGCCGGTGGCCGAGGTCGGCGTGAACCAGCCGAGGAACGTCCCGGCCGTGCCCGAGAACCCGGGGACCGCCCCGGACCCTTGCAGGTAGCTGCCGTCGGCGCTCGACAGCAGCGACCGGGGCTCGGGGAGGCCGGGGGCGACCCGGTCACCCTGGAACGACCCGCCGGTCAACGTCAGGTCGTACGACCCGACGAGGTCGCGGGCCACGGTCCCCGAGCCCGAGCACGGCCAGTACGCGATGGGCCGCAGGGCGAGCACCGCCCTCCGGTAGGCGTTCGGGCCGGGGACCACCCGGTCAGTCCTGTACGACGAGGATGGTGACCACGAGGTCGGTGGTGGAGGTGTAGGTCGGGGTGCCGCGGGCCACCAGCACGCCGGTGATGGAGGTGGAGCCCGAAGCGCACTTGAACGGCAGGTCGGCGGCGACCGACGCGATCGAGTTCGTGGAGAAGTCGGCGTAGAAGCCGGCGCCGAGAGCGATCACGCCTTCGCACAGGTCCGACGACAGCTCGGCGTCGGACGGGGCGAAGATCGCGTTGTCGGTCGGCGCCGCCGGCGCGACGTTGAACACGACCAGGTCGAGGTCCTTCATCTGCTGACCCTTGTCCTCGATCGTGACCTTCACGATCCGGCCCGAGCCACCGTTGGCCCGGGCCACGCCGGTGAACGTCATGAGCGCCCCGACGGCGTCCTTGGCCGTGTAGGCCGGGGTGGTGCTAATCGTCGGCGTGACCTTCACCGCGACGACCAACGGTCGGGGGTCGACGAACAGCGCCGACGCGTTCGTGTCACCGTCAACCAGCCGGCCCGAGGTGTCGCCGACGTAGGTGCCGTCCTTGCCGGCCACGACCTTGATGCGCTGCACCTTCGCGGCGACGGCGTTGATGGTGAGCTCGTCCGCCGCGATCGTGGTGCCGGTGCCGGCGCTGATCGTTACGTCATCAGCCACATGGTCCTCCGATGGTTGAACGGTCGGTCAGTCAAGGCTTGTCGGGCGAACGTCGTGCGAGCCGCAGGCGTTGCAGGTCATGAGGAGCGACAGACTTCACTTCACGGGCGGCGATACCTTGTATTCAGTCCAGCGACGCGAGAAGGTCGGCAACGGCAAAACTGAGCGTGTCTCCCGCCGTCAAAGTCTTGTTTGCCGTCAACGGCCCTTGGAACAGGCGGTTGCCGCCGGTGACAGCGTCGTAGTAGGCGACGTGGGTGACCGTGCTCGCTGGCATGTTCGTGAAGTTGACGACGGCAGTGTTCGCGACCTGCTGGGTGGTGCCGGACACCGTCGGCGCACCGAACGCGACCGGCTGGCGGGCGTAGGACCCGCCGGTCGATTCGGTTCCGCCGGCGGCGTCGTCGGTCGCGGAGGTGAACGTCGCCAGGTACACCGTGGTGGGCGGCACGTAGTTGGTGTTCCGGAACACCTCGTTGAGGAGGGCCGCTTCCAAATAGTCGCTGATCGCTCCGGGCATGCTCGGTCCTTTATGGCCACGCGGGCCGGTAGGTGAACGTCGCTGACGTGCAGCCGGCGACGACGATCGTGTTCGCGCCCGGGAGGAGCCGGAACCACCGTGACCCGGGCGCCACCTCCGGGTACTTGTCGGCGGATGATCCGTCGACGACGGTCCGGGCCCGCAGGTCGATGGTCCGGGTCGCGGCGTTCGCGAGCGGCGCGGTCCATGCGATGCTGCCCGAGCTGTCGGTGGTGTTCGTCACGGTCGGTGTGCCGCCGTTCCCGACGAGGGCGATCGTGACCCGGTCGGTCGGGGCGTCGCCCGCGTTGGTGACCGTGGCGGTGCCGGGGGTGAGCGCCGAGCCGGTGACCGCGGCCCCGTACGCGAACGGGTCGAGCGCCCGGAACGTCGCCTGGGCCCGGGCGAGGCCGAAGAGGAGCAGCTCGAGGTCGACGGCGAGCCCGCGGGGGCGGCCGTAGTAGCGGAGCACCGTCTCCGGTGTCCCGGGGATGCGGACGTCAAGGGTTGTTTCGACGGTGCGTGCCGCCCACGCCGCCTTCAACGCCGCTATCGCCGCCCCCGCACCTGCGGCGGTCATCGCGGTGACGGCCAGGTCGAGGGTGATGGTGCGGGCGTCGTACACGTCGTCGGTGGCGACGTCACCGTCACGGTCGCCCCGCCACGCGTCCTGGGCGCGGACCTCGGCCAGGCCGAGCCCGACGGGGACGGCGGCCTCGAACGCGTACAGGGTCCCGGCTCCGACGGTGACCCCACCGAGGTCGGCTTGGAAGTCGGCGGTGATCGTCACCGGTCACCGCGCCCGGTGAGCTCCCACCCGAGTCTGGCTGCGGTCACGGTCGCTGCTTCGCCGGCGGTGAGCCCGTTGGCGTTGATGTGTTCGATGTGGACGAGCGGCCCCGCCTGCCGGGCCGGTGCTGTCGACGTTGACCCGGTCGGGTTGGGGGTCCCGGTGGGCCCGGGGCCGCCGAACAGGTTCTGGATGCCGGCCTCGCTGATCAGCTGCCGCATCCGCGCCGGACGCATCAACGGGAGGACGACCTCGGGGCCTTCCTCGGCGAGGCGGGAGATGATCGGCTGGCGGATGATCCCACCCGCCGCGTACCCGGGCCCGAACAGGTTCGGGTTCGCGGCGTGCCGGCGGCCAGCGAGGTCAACGATCTTCTGCTGGATCGCGTCGAGGACCGGGGTCGCGTTGTCCGTCACCCCGATGGTGGTGTTCACGTCCCCGGGGATCAGCCCGTACTGGGTGACCAACGCGTCGATCTGCGTCGTCGTGAGCCCCGCCTGGGTGAGAACGCCACGCAGGTCCTGGATGTGACCGGCGATGATGATCTTCGCGGCGGTCATCGACCCGGTCAACGCGTACACCTGCGCGGCCTGGTGCATCGTGGCGGTCGCGACCGCCTCGACGAGCGGTGCGAGCTCCTTCTGACGGTCGGCGTGGGCCTTCTCGACGTCCTTGGCGTCGGTGACCGCTTTGGTGTTCGCCGCCTGGGCGTCGGCGACATCCTGCTGCGCTTTGCTCAACCCGGACGCGGCGTCCTTGTAGACCTGGCTGTTCTTGATCCCGGCCGGGGTCAGGTCGTTCACCTTCTGCTGGGCGTCAGCGAGACGTTCGGTCGAGTGGACGACGTTGTTCTGCGCGTCGGCCAGGTCAAGCTCCGCGGACCGCAGATCATCCGGGGTGGCTGTCCCTGACGCCCGGAGCTTGTTCAACGCGTCCTGGGCTCGGGTCACGCCGAGCCGGGACCGTTCCAACGCAATCTTGGCGTCCGAGAGACCCAGACCGGCCTCTTCTTTGGTGCGGGCCGTCGGGTGCAGCACCGCCTGCAACGTCTCCTCCGCCGCCGTGCGCGCTTCGGTGGCGGAGGTGAGCGCCCGGATGCTGTTCTGCACGTTCCGGTTCGCGTCGACCTCAGCCTTGGCGTCGGTGACAGCAACGTCGGAGACGGCTTTCAGCGCCGACTCGTAGTCGCGTTGGGCGACGGCGGCGTCGATCTTGGTGCCGATGACCTGCTGGAGGGCGTCCGCGAACGCGGCGGTCTTCGCCGTCACGTCCTTCGTCCAGTCGCCGAGTGTCCGCTGGTCGTCGGCGAGCTTCAGCGCAGCAACCGACGTGTACCCGAGCCGGGTCGCCTGGTCGGTCAGCTTCGCGATGTCAGCCTCGGACGCTTTCGCCAGGTCGACGCCCATCGACGCCGCGAGCTGCTCAACCTGGTCCTTGGTCGCCGGCCGTCGCCGTGGCCGCGTCGGCGGCGTGCAGCTCTTTGTAGGTCTCCACGAGCCCGTTGATCTGGTTCGCGGCCATCTTCGCCGTCGTCGACGAGTACAGCATCTTCCCGGCGATGCTCAGGTGCCACCCCGAGTTCGACGTCTTCGACAGGGTGCCGATCGCCGCGTTCACCGTCTCCATCGACGCGTTCACGCCACCGGCCGAATCGATCCACTTCTTCGCCCACGTCTTCGCGACCGATTCCTGCTGGTGGAGCTGCGACACCACGATGGTGGTCCCGACGACGGCGGCGGCCAGGGCGACACCGACGGCCTTCCCGAGGCCGCTCATCGCCAACGTGCCCGTCTCGGCACTGACCGTGACCAGACCCAACGCCTTCGCGAGGTTGAGGGCCTGGGCGGCACCGTTGGCGAGGAACGCCCCGATGCTCGTCGCCATCGCCGTCGCCTGCGCCGCCGCCCACGCCAACACCGCCGGCACCAACACCGACCCGACGACGACAGCCAACCCTTTCGCCAGCACGGTGTGCTCGGTCAGGAACCCGGTCACCGCGCTCACCGTCGCCGCCAGCGCCGTGAACGCCGGCACCACCGCGTCGCGGATCACCGCCGACACGACCGGCATCACCGCCAACAGGCCGTCGGTGAACGATTTCGTGAGGCTCGTCAACGCCGGCAGAACGTTCGCGCCGATCTGCACCTGCAACCCCTGCATCGCCGCGGTCTGCTCGCGTTGCGCGGCCGTCGCCTTCTTGACGACCTCGATGTTCGCCGAGGTGAGAACCAGCCCGTACTTCTTCGCCTGCGCCTCCAGGGCGACGAGACCGTCGCGGCCCTTGTTCAACATCGGGATCAGGTCGGCGCCCGTCTTCCCGAACAGCTTCATCGCCAGGTTCGTCTTCTCGACCCCGTTCGGCATCTGCTGGAACCGGGCCGCGACGTTCAACAGCACCTGGTCGAGGGGGAGCGCCTTCCCGTGCGCGTCGACCGTCGCGATGTTGAACTTGTCGAACTCCGGCTTGTTCGCCGCGATGTTCCGCGACAGGAACCCCATCGTCTTCGCCAGCTTGTCGGTGTCGACCCCGGACTGTTGGGCGGCGAACCGGAGCTTGCTCATCTCCTCCGCCGTGCCGCCCGTGTACCGCTGCAACTTCAAAACCTCGCCGCCGACGTCGCGGAACGTCCCCGCCGACTTGATCGCGAACGCGGCCGCCGCGACACCGATCGCCGCCACCGACGCCGCGGCGACCGCGCCCGCCTTCGAGAAGGCGCTACCGATCCCGCCGGCGGCCTGGTCGGTGTCGACCTTCAGCTTCGCGAAGTGCTGCTTGGCGTCACCGATCCCGGCCCGGAGGCTCGCGGTGTCCAAACCGATCTTCGCCGTCAACGAACCGAGACTGGCGTCAGCCACGAACGTTCACCTCCCGGTGCCTGCGATGCCGGCGAACATGGCCATGAACTGCTCCGGGGTCCCACGGGGCGGCGGCGGGTCCGCGGCCCTCGCCCGGGCCGACAGGACAGTGACGACCTGCACGGGCGTGAGCCGCAACGCCTCCTCCATCCCGCCCGCCAACCCCGCTTCGCACGCGGCGGCGATCAGCTCGGCGAACGGGTAGCCGCCACCGCGCCCGTAGGGTCCGACGGTGCCACCTCGACGTCGCCCAGGCCGAGCGCTTCGCGGAGGGCCCGGCCGACCGCCTCGGACACCTTCCCCAGCCGGGCCGGGTCGATGACCGCCCCGACCGCCTCCTCGGTGACCGGCGCCCGGTCGGCGTCACCCAGCCACGTTCCGGCGGTGAACATCACCCACCGGACCGTCCGGAACGGTTTCGTCGTCAACGCCAGCTCGAGCCCCGACAGGTCCCCGAAGTGGTCCTCGATGTCGATCAGCCGGTTCATGTCGAACCGGACCTGCATGGCGCCCCCGTCGAGCTCGACGCGGACGCCTCTCCCGTTGAGGGCGCCCATCAGGCCGACAGTGCCGCAGCCGTCTCGTTGAAGACGATGTCGATCAGGTTCGCCGTCCCCAACGGGTACACCCCGGCGATGTCGAGGCTCTGCTGGCCGTAGTCCTCAGAGGCGAGCACCGGGGCGAAGTTGGTGGCCTTGCACTTGTACATCTTCACGTTCAGCGACCCGCCGCCGGCCGGGCCGGGAACTTCGACACCGAGGACGCGGAACTCGACCTTGAAGTAGCCGGGCGTGCTCGTCTTGGCGATCGTGAACGTCGACGTCTGGTTCGGGGTCGTGCCGGCGTCGGTCGTCGACCCGCCCGACAGGACGTTCAGGACGTCGAGCGCGAGCTTCGCGAACGTGCAGGCGAACATGACCTGGCGGACCTTGGTGGCCCGGCCGAGGACGACGTTGTCACCGAACAGCTCCTTGGCGAGGATGTCGAAGGACGGGGTGACGGTGTGGATGCCGGGGATCGGGATCTTCGCCGAGTACGTCGGCGCGGAGGCGGCGACGTCGGTCAGCATCGGATAGATCGCCGCCTCGTCGATGCTGAACACCGGGGAAGTGTGGGTAAGGGCCATGTGGGCTACTCCTCGTCCAGGAGGGTCGCGCCCTCGATGATGTTGGCGAGGTGCAGCGCCTCGTCTTCGCTTTTGGTGCTGATGACGCCGCCGTCGACCTTGTGGACGACGGAGGTCCCGTCGCCGTAGGTGACGGTGACGGTCGGGCCGGTCGTGTCGGGGACCGACACGCCGTGCGCGGGGTGAGCCGCGGACGCGCGGCGCGAATGGGCGGGCATGGCTGTTGCCTCCAGGGGGGTCAGGTGGTGTGGCGGGCGACGGCGACGGTCAACGACTCCACGACGAGCTGGGTCGTCGGGTCGTAGGCCCGGTGGCTGTTCTCGGGGCGGAGACGGCTGACGGTGTCACCGCCGGTCAGGGCGGCCGGCAGGGCGGCGTCCAGTGCCCGTTCGACCGTCGCCGCGACCGTCGGGTCGTCGGGGACGCCGGGCGTGCGGTGCTGCCACACGTCGACCTGGACCAGCTCGCGTCGCAGGCGGACATTGCGGCCCTCGGCGGCGGAAGGGAGGCGGGACAGTGTTTCGTGGACGACAACCCACGCCCCGGCGGACGGGAGCCCGCCGGCTGTTTCCTCGTCGCGGAACACCGGCACCGCCGGCAGGGGGCCGGCCAGGATCGACTTCACGAGCCCGGTGATCGTCGCCGCCACCGGTCAGCCCTTCAGCTCAGGGACCGCGGCCCGGATGGCACGGGCCGCGTCGGGGACCAGGTGCATGCGGCGCTGCTCGAGCGCCCGGCGGAACGGGGCGGTCGGCTGCCGGTTGTGGACGCCGCCGAACTCGATGAGCGGGAAGTACGGGGCGTCGGACCCGCCGGCTGTCACCTCGACGCTGACCGGTGTCGCCGCCCGGGCCTTCACCGACCCGGCCGCCGCGCCCGACACGACCGGGGTGTTCGCGACGACGTCAACGACGAGACGTTCCGCCTGGACGGTCAACGCTTTCACGACCGCCTCCCCCTGAACCTTCCGAACGATCCGTTCCAGGTTCCTGGTGACGTCGGCGACGCCTTTCAACCCGAAGTCGGCGGCCGCCATCAGCCGTCCCGGTGCAAGTCAACGAGGAGGCACGCCACCGCGTCATGGACCGACACGACCCGGTACGTCCGGGCCAGGCCCGACGGGAAGGTGACGGCCAGCTCGTCCTGGGCGGCGACCGCGGTCCCCGAAGGGACAACAGCCTGCGCTGTCGTCTGCTCGCCGAGCGAACCGCCCTGGGGGAGCTCGGTCGCCGACAGCTCGGCGACCAGCCCGGACACCGTCGCGACCGTTGACGCCGAACCGGTCGGGCGGCCCTCGGCGTCGGTCGTGGTCGTGCGACGGGTCACCGTCACCGTTTCGGTCATCCCCGCCAGGGCTGTCACCGGCCCATCCCGGTGTGCATCCGCACCGACCGCACCCGACGCCGGTACCGGTTCAGGTCGTCCTTCTGGTCGTCCGACAACGCCAACGTCGGCCTCGGAACAACCTTCCCGTAGGACTCCGAGAACGGGCCGACGGTTCGGGACTGCAACCCGCCCGGGTTCGACGCGGCGACCATCAGCCGCTCCGCGACCAGCCCCGCGGTGACCGCGACAACATCCTTCGGGACCGTCGCGTACCCGTGGTCGTAGGTGACCGCGATGAGCCGCTGCCACCCGGACGTCCACGGCCAGTACCCCTCGGTCTGGTCGAACAGGCCGGTCAGGCCCGCACCGGACCGGACCCACTGGATCTCACCACCCGGCGCCACCTGGTACGCGGAGGAGACGACGACGATGCCGTTCACGGTGATCTGTGACACGTTCACGACCGGCAGCTCGTGAAGCTCAACGTCCTGTGTCAACCCGTTGAACGTCGCGACGTCGCCGGTCACGTAGCTGATCGTCTGCCGGCACCACAACCGGACGACGTCGGACGCCATCGCCAGGAGCGTCACCGCGTACCCGGCTTCGCTCGCCGTCAACGGACGGAGAAGCAGGGCCTCCACGTCCGACTGGGCGGCGAGCGAAGCCACCCGGTCAGCTCCTCGTCAGCTCGACGATGGCCGTCCCGCCCGGGTCGGCCAGGCCGGTCCCGACCGCGGTCGAGTCGAACGTGAGCGTGTCACCGGCCGCGACGACCAGGTTCGCCGCGGTCGCGGACAGCGTCGCTTCCTTGGCGTCGTTGGCGACACCGTTCACCCCGGCGGTGAACGCCAGCGTGGCGGCGACGGTCGTCCCGGCGCCGGCCTGGCCCCGGTTGGTGAGCGTCTCGGTCCGACTGTTGGTGTTCGCGCCGGTGATCGCGGCGGCGGGCACGTACGCGAACCGGGTCACGGTCCCAGCGAACGGGGCCTCACCGAACTCCGACAGGGCGGTCACCGCGGTCGCTGCGGCGTCGACCTGGACGCGGAGGGTGTGGACGAGGGGCGTGGTGTCGGGCATCAGACCTTCTTCGGGTTGGTGGAGTGCTGGTCGGCCCTGGTGGTGTCGTCGTCGAAGTACGGCGGCGAGTCGGGGCCGGTGGTCAGGGTGTATTCGGCGTTGTCGACCGGGTCGACCTTGGCGCCGACGAACCCCTGGTCTGTCTCTTTGTTCGACGTGGCCTGGACTTCGGCCTCGCCATGGTCGGATGCTTTGCGTTCGGCCATGTCGGCCTCCTTTTGCTGGTGGAGGCCGGGGTTCCACACCCCGGCCGCGGTGGGGGGGTGTGGGGGGCTACGGGATGAGGATGGCAGCGAACGGGTACCTGGCCGCATCCGTCGCTTGGTCGTAATTCAATACATTTGCGAGCTGGAAGCCGCAGCGCATCACGATCCGCAACGCCACCATGTCCTGCTGGGCCAAGTTGAACTGGATCGCACCGGTGTTGTCCTGGATGACGGCCTGGTCCAAGATCTTGTACGTGATGTCCTGACGCATCCCCAAGATGCCCTGCATGAAGTCGCCGACGATCGTCTCCGCGCCACCCGACGCCGACGGCCACAGGCCCCGCATCGGGTACTTCACCGAGTCCTTCAGCTCGGCGACGAACACGTCGTCGAGGGCTTCACCCTGGGTGCTGCGAGCGTTCCGCAGGCGGGCCTTGTAGTTCACGTGGCTGATGACGCCGTTCACGTCGAACCCGTCGGCCTCGACCTTCCCGTACGCGTCGGAGTAGTCGCCGTAGATCCCACCGGCCGCGGCAGCGTTCGTGCCACGGACGACGGTGTTCCCGGCGGTGGCGGCGTCGGTCACGATCGCGTTCGGCCACGACGCCGGCTTGTTCGTCCCGAAGAAGATGGCGGCGTCGAGCGTCCGGGCGATCGCGTTCGCCAACAGGGGCATCGCCATCCCCCAGGCGTCGAACGCGATGTCGTCGAGGACCGCTTCGGGGATCGGGACGATCGCAGCGATCTCTTCGACGTTCAGGTACTTGTTCGACCAGTCGACCTCGGTCGTCTGCTTGAGCCCGGTGTCGCCGTTCACGAAGTACGCGACGGGGAGCGCGGCGAGGACCGGCATCCTCGTCTGGTTCGTGCTCATCGGCAGCTGCCGGAACATCTGGAGGGCGGCGGACTCGTTCACGAGCCCCGCGAGGATCTCGGTCGAGACGACCTCGGGGACGAGCGCCTGCGCGTCGGTCCGGGAGATCACGTTGTTGTATGCGATTGGAACCAGCTCCTTCAGATGAGCAGACCCCACTGCTGGGACCTACTGGGGGGGTGGGCCGCTTCCGGTGTCGCATGACCGCAACGTGCGGTGGATGGGTCGACTGGAAGCGGGTTATGTGGTCTGTCTGCCCGCGGCCCGGCGGAGCAGGGTGTTCATGTCCTGGTTCGGCGGTCCGCCGCGGGCGCCGCCGTCAGCGGACCCGGGACGGGTCGTGCCGGCACCCAGGTACGGCTTGTCCTTCAGGAGCCGTTCGACGGCGGCGATGGCCGTCTTGGTGGCGACCTGGCCGTCTTTGTCGACGTCGAGATGGTCGACGTCGATGAACCTGGCCGCGTCGCCCGGGTCGGCGAGGAGTCCACCGGCCGCGGCTCGGAGCTCGGCGGCGACGAGACGCCGGTTGAGGGCGTCGGTCGTTTCCTTCCGGGCCTGGTCGGCCGCTTCTCTGCGGGCGACGTCGAGCGCTTTCTCGTGCTCGGTCATCGTCTGCTGCCGGATCCGGTCCTCGGCGGTGAGACGACCCGCCTCGTTCGCTTTGGCCCGCTTCTCCCACTTCTCTGCCAGCGCCTTGTAGTCGGTGCTGTCAACAGCGGTGTCAGCGGTCCCGGTGCCGGGATTGTCGTCGGTGGACTCGTCGGCCATGCGGCCTCCTGGGGTTGGTGCGCCATGCGACGCGGGGTGGGGGTGGCCCGTGCGGGCCGGGGGGGTCAGAGCGTGTTGAACGTGTGGGCTTTGTCGACGAGGACCGGGCCGAGCTCGCCGTGGTCCTCGACGACGACCTCGAGCGTCCGGGTGACCCCGTCGGGGTTGGTGACGGTGTCGGTCACGTTCGGGTCGGCGGCTTCGACGACGTCGTTGATGCCGGCAGCCGGGTTGTCGCCGTCGACGATGGGGGCGACGTCGCAGTCGCAGCCGGCGTGCAACGGGAGCGGGTCGTCGGACGAGTACGTCTCACCGGCCGCGCCCGCGCACAGGTCGCACGCGGTCGCTGACAGGACCCTTTCGAACCGTTCGATGCGGGGCTCGCCGGCCATGACGGCGGTGGCGGCGTCCCGGTTCGCCAAGACGACGTCGGTTTCCGCTGCGACGGCCGCCCGCCGGCCGGCCCGGTTGAACGCGTCGGCGTACACGACACCTTCGGACAGCAGGACCCGCAGTTGGATGACGGGGCGGGCGTAGACGGTGGCGAGGTCGACACCGTTCCGGGTGCCGGCGAGGATGCTGTTGGTGTCCATCGGGACGGTCGTCCCGGGGCGGCCGGTGAGGAGGGCGGCCATGTAGGCGCCCATCAGGTTGATGGTGCGTCGTTGGGCGCCGCCGACGATCGGGACGGCGGTGGCGGTGAACCGGGCGAGGTTGGTGTCGGTCGGTCCGCCGTTGACGGCCCACGCGGCGGCGACGGCGACGGCGGCTTGCCGTCGGACGGTGAGGAGCTGGGTGTGGTGCCGGCGGACGATGTCGACCCGGGCCACGTTCTAGAACGCTCCGAGGAGCATGAGCTCCTCTTCTTCGCGTCGCCGCCGGTCCCAGGCCCGGCCCGGACCTGCGTGCCCACCGGTGCGGGTGGGCACCCTTGCGGCGCCGGTGAGGTGCGGGTGCCCGTGGGCGTGGCCGCCGGTGTTTGTCGAACCGGTTGCGGTGCCGTGGAGGCCGGCGCGGTGGTGGTCATCCGCAACGAGGGCCCCGCCGGCGGACCCGGCATGCGC